GACAGATGATCCTCAAAGGGATATTCGTACATTGGCTAATGCTACGTGTCAGTTCTGGTCAATATTAACAGCATTAACTATCAATAAGATGCATCAGCTTATAGATGAAAAAGGGTATGAGGAAGATATAAAGGTAGTGTCAACCATATACGATAGTTGTTACTTGGAAGTTACCGCTGACCCTAAACTTATAGCGTGGGTTAACAAGAATCTAATAGATACAATGCTAGTAGATTTCATGGAAGACCAAATTATAAGTAATGAAGCTGAATGCGATTTGGGACTAAACTGGGCAGAGATGGTGACGATACCAAATAATGCTAGTGAGGACTATATTAGAAAAGTAATGGAAGACGGCGGTATACCGATAGTAAATAGGGTATAATTACTTAAATGACGCTATTTACTAGGAGTGTATACGCATAAACCACTAACTACTGCGGAGCTTATCAGAAGGTCTGTACTAGTACACGGTTAGGGGCAAGGCTTACCTCCTATGTGCCTGTTGAGCCTTTCCGGTGGGGTGCCCCGATAATCACCGGATTATTTTACATTGCGTCTAAATTATAGTATACTTGACGTTTTTCAAGAGATTATAATATGTACGGAATGAAGCCTATATCAGAAACTTATTATCCGTCTTCTGATGGTAAACGAAAGTATAAGTTCGTTACACTTGAATGCCCTAGCTGTGGAACTCACAAAGAATACCAAGCTGCTGGGGCTAAAAGAAAACAATATGCAGAGTGTCCAGCTTGTAGGATTAAAAAATCCTTTACAGGTACTAAGGTTTGTACTGGCTGCAAAAAAGAAAAAGGCCTAGATGCATTTACATCTACTCGTAAGTCTTCCGACGGTAAATATGCTCGATGCAGAAAGTGTAGATCTGAAGCTGCAAAAATAAGCAACAGTAAGACATCTAAAAGAGACAAATACGCCAAACACGCATCTAAGATGTATAATATAACAAAGGAAGAAGCTCTTTCTATAAGAGATAGTACAGATTCTTGTGGTATTTGTAATAAGCCTTTAGAATGGGAAGCTAGGCACCTTGATCATTGTCATAAAACAGGTAAGATACGAGGCATTCTTTGTGGTACCTGCAATAGAGGTCTGGGGGCGTTTTACGATAACGTAGAATCTCTAGATAGAGCCATCAACTGGTTAAGGAAACACAATGATCAAATTGACAATCCCTGTGTATTATACGCAGAAGTACAAAACCAAGAACAATAAAACTTTTTTGGTATCTCTCAACTGGTATAGAAATGCGCACTACCACGTACAAAACGCGGTTAAGAAGTATTTTCATGAACTGATTGAGAAACAGCTAGACTGTAATATCTCCATACCTGGAGAGTACCAAATTACTTATACCTATTTTTATAAAAACAGCTCTTCAGATATGACTAATGTCACCCCTATGTGCTCTAAATGGATAAATGATGCTCTACAAGCTCTGGGTGTGGTTATTAATGATAACGTGCAGTATCTAGTTAAAGAAGTTCATTTGGTTGCGGGTGTAGATAAAGAAAACCCGCGTTGCGAAATAATTATAGAAAAATTTATCAATTTTAAGGAATAATAATATATTATGACATCACTAGCAAATAATACTCCCTCTACTCGGGCTAAAATTATAACTAGAAGAACATATAACAGGCCTTTAGACGTAAAAGGTTCTATGTTTGAGAACTGGGAGCAAACTGTTGATCGAGTTATTGGTCATCAGCAATGGTTATGGGAACGTGCTAAGGGAAAAAAACTAAATAATGTAGAACGTGCCGAACTTAACGAATTACGTGAACTTATGATTGAACGTAAAATGTCTATGTCTGGACGTACTTTGTGGCTGGGCGGTACAGAAGTATCTCGCCGCAGAGAAGCTAGTCAGTTTAATTGCAGCTTTTTACGGATAGAGACAGTTCAAGACGTAGTTGATACTCTTTGGTTGCTGCTTCAAGGGTGTGGTGTAGGCTTTACTCCGGTGGTTGGAACCTTAAATGGGTTCACACGACCTATAAAAAAAGTCAGTGTGCTTAATTCCACCCGTAAAGACAAAGGTGGAGAACAAAACAACAAAGAAACCTTTGTCGATGGCGTATGGACTATTAAAGTAGGAGATTCTGCGGAAGCATGGGCTAAGTCTATAGGCAAGTTGCTTGCGGGTAAATACACTGCTAATGAACTAGTATTTGATTTTTCAGAGCTACGTCCAGCAGGTCAACGTTTAACGGGTTACGGGTGGATTAGTTCGGGTGATGCAGCTATCTCTAAGGCTTACGTAGCCATTGCAGAAATCTTGAACAAAAAAGCAGGACAAATGCTTAGCCGCATTGATATCTTAGATATCGTAAACTGGTTAGGCACTATCTTAAGCTCTCGTAGATCAGCACAGATTGCCTTATTTCATGTGTCTGAACCTGAGTGGCAAGAATTTGCTGTGGCTAAAAAAGACTGGTGGTTACACAATGTCCAACGTGCCCAATCAAATAACTCTATCGTTTTTGATCAGAAACCTGACCGTAAGATGCTAGAACATGTTTTTCGCTTAATGGAGGATGCCGGTGGATCAGAACCAGGATTTATTAATGCAGCTACAGCGCGTGCTAGAGCGCCTTGGTGGTACGGATGTAACCCTTGCGTGGAGATCTTACTCGGTAACAAAAGTTTTTGTAACCTTACCGAAGTTGACATTGCTAAGTTTAAGGGAGACATGGCAGGACTACAAAGAACTCTTTACATTGCTGCAAGAGCTAACTACAGGCAGACCTGTGTTGATTTACATGACGGTATATTGCAAGAAGCATGGCACCTCAATAATGAATTCCTACGACTCTGTGGAGTCGGTCTTACAGGAATTGCACAACGAGATGATCTTAGTGAATACGACCTTAAGTCAATGCAGCTGCAAACAGTTACCGCTGTCTACAGCATGGCAGACGAACTAGGGCTGCAACGCCCTAAGAACACTACTTGTGTGAAACCGTCAGGTACGCTAAATCATTGATTTCTAAAGAAATTTTACTGGCGTACATAGGAAGTGATTCCTATTAGAAAAATTGGGTGAATTCATGGAAATCTAAGTTTACCTACTGGATTTTTATTAAAATTTTAGTTACTATGGTTAGATAATCTACCTATAGGAATTATATGAATAAAGGTCAATTTGCAAAAGGGTATAGTAACCCCAATAAAATACTACCTGTAATTGGAACTAAGTTTGGTTCGTTAGAAGTTATATCTAGTGAAGAAAGATATAGGTCAGATGGTAAAACTATTTGGCAACTTCGTTGCTCTTGTAGTAGAGAGCAGTGGATAACTTCTAAAGATCTTAGAAGATCTAAAAATCCTAGAGTTGTATGCTCTAAGTGTTCTAGATCTCTTGCTGGTAAATTAAGAATGGAGAAACTTGGAAGTACTAAGCTTAAGGGTTCTCATTCTGGTGTTGGAGATTTTACTCTTACACATCTTCAAAATTTTAAATGCAATGCCGTTAAGCGTGGTATTGAGTGGAATTTAGATGCCAATTACTTGTGGAATATTTATTTAAAACATAATAAAAAATGTGCTTTATCTGGTATGCCAATTGAATTTGGTGAACTTGTTAATTCAAGACCCGATTATAATGTAATGACTGCATCTCTTGATAGGATTGATAGTAATCAACCCTATGTTGAGGGAAATGTTCAGTGGGTTCATAAGCATATAAATATTATGAAAAATAAATATGATGAAAAATATTTTATTGAAATGTGCAAAGCGGTAGCTAAATATGACAATCATGAGCTAAGCTTGGGTAGGAATATCCTTGAAAGTGCAACGACTAGAGAGCGAGACTAGAACAGTCAGTAATCTCTCCACGAGCGCCCAACTCTCTATCTATATAGAGATGATGATATAGTCTGAACTTATAGGAAACTATAAGAAGTAGAGGATAAAGAGCCTTTACGATAACAAATTTGAAGTAAAATTATGGACACCACAGAAGGCATCCACAAGCCCCTAGGTAAGTATATTTTTAATAATGTGAACTTTGGTAAGCATGACCCTGTACTACCAAAACTACGAGATGCTGGTTATATCACTATGGAAAATCCAGCAGATCCTGAAGGAGTGTTGGTTACTTTTCCTGTGTGCTGGGAAGAGGTAGAATTTTCAAAAGTAACTAAAAACGATGGTACAGTGGTTGAAGTAAATCTAGAGAGTGCTATTGGGCAGTTAAATAGGTATAAAAAATATCAAGTTAATTGGACACAGCAAAATACCTCTGTAACTATTAGTTACTCTCCGGAAGAAGTACCAGGTATTATTGATTGGTTATTAGATAACTGGGAGTGCTATGTAGGAGTGTCTTTCTTGTATAGAGCGGACCCTTCTATGCGTGCTGCTGATCTAGGGTATTTATACTTGCCTCAGGAAGTGGTGACTAAAGAAGAGTACGACTCTTACACAGCAAAACTTAAGCCTATTGAACTAGACGATTCATCAAATTCATTTGAAGAATATCAAGATCAGGAGTGTTCTGGTGGCGCGTGCCCTATCCGATAGTATTGAAGAGATGCTTGAGCCTAAGCTTCCACCAATTTGGCAGGGGGTTCTTCCTCCTGCCTACATCTTTTATCAAAAAAGAGCGAAGTACTTAGAAAGTCTAGAAGAACTAAAACACAATAAGGAGAAAAATAATGGGACAAATTCCTATTGAACAAGTATTAAAAGATCGATCTTTACAGTATGGTAGCTTTCATACATTAGCAAATCTATCACAAACCCTGATGGCTGTTATCCAACTGCATTATGCATCAACACACAAAGTAGAAGGACAAGGCACCCAAACACTGCCCCATTTTATGTCTGAAGCCCTACACATGATCTGCCATAAGGTTTCTCGTATTGCTAATGGTAACCCAAACTATATCGATAGTTGGCAAGATATCTCAGGATATGCCCAACGAGTAGTAGAAATTTTAGTGGAGTATGAAGAGGCTGCCCGCAAAAACGGTGCTCTTTCCCAAGAAGAGCTTATTGATAATCCAGACATGATTTCAGAAACTAGTAAAGGAGAATAATATGACAGGAATTGTATTTGACATTCCACGGGATGCTACTCGTATTTGGGATTTAACAGTTCCAATTATTATAGACCGTAAAAACAAAACTATCGCAGCTTACCTTTCCGGCCCTGTTGAGGACCCTCATCTATATAATGAGCTTTGCTATGAGTTGTTAGCTGCTCCTAAGGATTACACGGCCACTTTATACCTTAATACACCTGGTGGTGTTGTTGACACAGCTTTTATGATTGCTGCTGCTATTAAACATTCTAAGGCTAAAGTTATAGGCCAATTATCAGGTACTGTGGCTTCTGCGGGTACTTTAATTACTATGGCCTGTGATGAGATAGTTGTTACACCTCACTTATCCTTTATGATTCATAACTACTCTGGTGGTATGGCAGGTTGACTAATAGCCATTTACGGATGTAAATCCGTATCTAAACTCACTTAAACGGGGAAACTCTGACCGTATAATGACGAAGACAATCCCGTACTAAACTAGTTTTACCCCGTAGTTGTAGAATACTATCGGTGTGGTGTAATAAGGGACATGACAGTTTAACAAATAGGAATAGTTATGTTAACCCAAACCTTATTAAAAGAAAAATTACTATATGATCCACTAACAGGCGTATTTACCTGGAAGTGCGGTAAATACAAAGACAAACCTGCAGGTACTATAGCAGGTAAGCTGCCTAACCAAGGATACATACGCGTAAACATAGACAAAAAAGCGTATGTTGCACATAGACTGGCTTGGTTGTATATGTACGGAAAGTTCCCTGCAGAATACCTCGATCATGTAAATAGAAATCGTGAAAATAACCGTATTGCTAATCTTCGTATAGCGAATGCTTCTGTAAATAGCAAAAACCAAACTATTTACAAAAACAGCCCAACAGGGCACCACGGCGTAACAGCACATGGTGGCCGTTGGAGGGCCAGAATCAATGTTCTAGGTAAAAAATACCCTTAGGTGTGTTTGATACCATCGAAGCTGCTGCAGCCTGTAGAAAGCAAGCAGAGCAAAAATATGGATTTCACGAAAACCACGGTAAAACTATAAATGTCTAACGACTATCCCATGTGCCAATAAAGGGAGTACACTACAAGCTAAGGGTAGTGGAAATAGTGAGAATCCTTAAGGGATTTTGATATAGTCTAGGCTGCATAGAAATATGCAGAAGTTCATGAGCTGCTTTCCTCTGAGAACTGGTACAAGTGTTGCGACTTGTATTGAATACGCCGAAAGGCCATGAAATGAAAGCACGCCAAAAGTTTACAGATGATCACCTAAATGCCGCCTTTAAATCGTTCTATGCTGGTTTCCTGGCGGAGGATGAAATGGATAGAATCATTGAGGGTACTGATATGTGGATGGGGTCTGATGAAGTAGCTGAGCGTTGGAGCGCCCGAGTAGAGACGCTAAAAGGAGTTGCGTAATGGATAATAATATGTCTAATATACTAGATGAAGTTTTGGAGTCCTTAGAGGCCCTCTCTAGGCCCTCTGCTGATGCCCAACTGGTAGTGAAAGACTCTTCAGAGGTGGATATTCCACAACTGATTGCTGATCGTATTTGTGGTCTCCTCCTTGAGGATTCTTTAACAACAGAACAGATTGCCTTGTTGGCAGTCCTTATGAAGGCGTATTCGTATGTGCCCTTTAGATGATATTGTTAAATGGAATCAAGAAAGACGGCTAAATGGCTTCTCCGCTACTGCAGAGTATTCTATGCTTATGGAAGAGCTACAAGAGTTCTATGCAGCCTATTCTGAAGAAAGTAGAAATGGTATGGTAGATGCGCTGTGTGATATTATGGTAGTAGCTACAGGGGCGTTATATAAACTAGGGTATGACCCTAAGACAGCCTTGGAAGAGGCTGTTAAAGAGATCAGTAGTCGTACTGGTGCTTTTGATGAGCAAGAAGGTAAGTGGAAGAAAGACCCTAATCAGGACCCTACTACACTCTATAAGGCGGATTATATTATCGCACGGAGGTAGTCATGGAGTTTTTGATTATCGGTGTAGTATCTGCTTTAAACCTTATAGTAATCGTCCATAAGTTTAAAAAACATCGTATTGAGGATGGGGTATTTGACTCTATTCTGTTTGCTGTGATGGCAATCCTGTTTAGTGGTTCATATGGGGGTATGGTTGTAGCCATGATATCCTCCTTGATTATATCTGTCTATTTATGGACTAGTCCCCCGGATTTTTTTAAACAGGCTGTAAAAAGCCCAAATGGAAAATCTGCTATAAAAGACATCAAAGGTTTTTTATTTTCTTGGGGCACTTTAAAGCCCAGCACTGACAAGAAACCAAAGGAGGACTTACACTTTGATTAAGAGTATCTTTCAATCAATAGGTATAGTCTTCACTTTGGTTTTTATGGTAGTTTTAGTCATAGCCACTATGTATTTAAGCTACATCCTTGGCATAGCCATACTACTTATAAGCTTGAGCATAGTGGTGTACTACCTAGTTAGTATGTTAAACTCCGGGAATTAGCTTAATTAGTCCTGGGGTTGCTACGCTCAATATTATATCTGCTGGACTATATAATGGCACAATGCCAAGAAGTCCAGAGTCTGATTCATCAAAAGCCTTTACAAGCAGTGCTTGGTCTTGAATCATTTCTAGATCAAGCATCATACTGGCTCCTGCCAACGCAGCTGCAGTTCTTATAGGGTGTTTAACCCCAGAAGAAGTGATGACCTTTTGAATCCTTTTTAGGTATTTTGTAAACATTAGTGCGCCTATACGGTTCAAATACTCCTCCCCCCTACCGTTAGGAAGCTGGTAGTTTACGAAGGCGTCTAACAAGGAAGCATGTCTACTTCTTTCTGCGATTTGCATAAACCTAACTCTTTCTTCCTTCCCTAAAACCCGCCTTCTGGGTCGCATTCTATCAATCAGTTTACGATATTCTACTGGCAGGTCTCTTTTGCCTTCTGCCTGTTCTTTTTCTATTTGCTTTTGTTTACGGTTCATAACATCTCTTGCTACAAGATCAGATAGCTGTAGTACTTCTTGGTTAATTTTATACCAAGCAGTTTCCTTACTTAAGTAAGCAATTTGTAGGGGGGTTTTTACTATAGCAGGCATCTTATTAAGTAGTTGATCCATACCGTCACTTATTCTGTTGGTATCACCTAACTTGTACATCTCAATATCTTCAATAACTGATTGATACATACCTATGTCAAATAGTTCTTTGACTTCGTTTTTATTCATCTCTTTTTCTAGGCGTGCAATCCTTCTTTCTAGGAGTTGTACTTTTTCATTATACTCTTCTAGCTCTGCTGTGGTAAACTTTACGTTTAAGACGTTTTGGGAAACACTAGCCAGCTCTATTCGTAGTTCTTGCGACTCTTTGTGTGCAGCCATAAAATCTTTAACATCTCTAAAACTATCTCTATAGTGTCCTACTATATCTCTAGGATCAGTACCTGTAGAGATTGCGTATAGTATGTTAGAGACTATATTAGTCACTAAAACTACGGGCATCTTAAGCAGCACGTTACCTTTAGCTATTTTAACCAGGTCCAACCAGTAGGCTTCATATATATTTAGTATGTGTTTGATAGCTGCAGGTAAATGATTTATACCAGGAATATCCGCAAATCTATAGTGTGAGTACCCGAAATACTGGTGCATTAGTACACTAGGTATAGGTAAAGATTTGTCTTCTCGCCTATTGGCAAAGTCCCTATATGTTTTAGGCAGCATGTGGAATAAACGACGAATATCTGGGTCTGTATGGTCTGCATTAATTAATGTGTAGTCTTCTAGATTATTTTTACTATTAGGTGCGTCATAAACTTCTCTGACATTCTTTTTAATGATTTTTAGTACTTCTTCGTTGTGGGTTGCTCTTGCGACCTTATCAATAACACTGCCCGAAGTTCTAGCCAATACTCTACTTACTGCCTTATCCTGATTTAAAAACTTGGCTTTTAGTCTTTTATCCATCATTTGACGGTAATCAACAACGTTACCTGTAGCATCCAGTATCGGTACTGATCCTTCCTCAATAGCATCAAAACTAGTTCCTTCCTCTAGCTTTTTGTTTATCTCTATGGCTTTTTTGTTTAGAGCAATTTTATCTGCCTCAAAATATACTTGGGCATGCTTCTTGTTATCTCCATACTGCTTAAATCTAATATCTTTAAGACTTACACCCCTACTCTGTGGACCTCCAAGGCTTACAGCCCCCCTTAGGCGTTCTGCCTGCGCAAAACTCTTACTTACATATACCCCTAATGCGATACCCCCAGCAAAATCGTGATGTTTAATTTCAGACACTAGCTTAAATCCCTGCTTTTCCATCAACTCTTTATCTGCTAAAGGTTCATGGCGTACTTCAATGGTGTCATCAAACAGCTCTTTTGTATACCCTTCTAGCATGTGAGAAGGATCATCTGTAAACAACTCTGCTACAGAATCTTTCTTAAAGTTGTTGTATAGATTTACAATATTACGAACTCCTTTCTCTTCTTTTAGAAGAAGGTGCGCAGCACCAGCAAGTTCTGTAACATTTTGGTAATCTAGGGCCCTTAGTGCCACTAGTTCTTCGACCATATGCAGTAATTGATTATCGGTATGGAATCTTTCACTAGTGCCATAACCCCGTACAATACTTATACTATTGCTGACTTGCGCTTCATGGCCCTTCCCTGTAGCCATTAGTTTGCCTAGGCCGTTAGCTTGTCCTACCACCCAGTTACCCCTCTTACCCGCTTTCTTCTTAATACGTGCTTCTAGTCTTCCTATAGTGCGTTTACGCATACCAGTATCACTAATAAGATTAGCAATTTGTTGGGTAGTGTATCCTTTGCCCATATTTTTGTTTCTTCTAAAAAGCACACTACCGTTGGACTCTAAGAATACAGAAGTAAGCGCTACTTCCTCTGCCTCTTTTAACGGTCTAGTAAAGCCTTTTACAATACTTCTGGTAGCTGCAGTATTATGTAAGTTTCTTATACTATCTATACTTGTAGCTTTAAGTCCTTCTTTTTCCGTTTCGTAATATGAGTCATCAAGCTTTGGTAAAAAGTTTCTGAATACCTCTCTCACAGAACTAGTGGGTGCTACCTTTAAGTTTGTAAAATACGTGCCTACTGCATGTCTATAATTACTGTTGTATATGCCCTTAGTAAAAAATCCTATTGTTAACATTACCTTATCTAACTTTGTAGGATTTTCAGGAAAAGCTACTGGTGATGTTTTGTCCAGTTTGTCTGTAGCAGCTGTAATAGCCTCCTCAAAACGGCTCTCTATCCTATCTACAAACTGACCTACCTGATAGAACAGCCCACCATTATCGACTTCTCCATCAGCCTTCGCGTTAATTTCAGCTAATTTAAACGCTAATGCATGTATTTCTTCTTTTAAATTACCGTTACCTGCTTGGAAAGTGTAATTACCCATAACTACGTCCATTAGATCTGCAAAGAAATCTACAATGGCATTAAGAAGTCCAGGATGCTTTTCTCCTTTAACTTTTACTTTTTCTAGTCTATCCATGATAGCAGGGTTAGTTAAAGCAAAAGCCAAAAACTCATCGTCGGCCCTGTTGCTATCAAAAATGTAGTTAAATCGCTCTTTAGCTTCTTTCTCTGTAAGTTGTGGGTTATCCTTGGCAATTTGTTGCCAAGTTAAGACTTTTTCTGCAATTTTGCGTAAACGGTTTAGCCTAGCCTGAAGCCTAGAAGCCTTAAAACCTTCCTGGTTAATGGCCCAAGCGGTCATAGTGTGTATCAGTTCATGTATATACACTTCTTCATTACTCATTCCCTCAAACCAATTAGAAGAGACGTTCAGAAGAATGTGTTTCTTATTTAGGTCTACCCACCCGTGCGTGTGGTTTGCATTTTCATTAATGTATACATTCATATCCCTGAAAAAGTGCTCATGCATGTTATCTAGGAGGCCACTATAGTACTCGAAAGTACTACTATCAATACTGTTATCAGTAAGGGCGTGCAAGTCTTCTAGCAAACCTTTCATGTGAGCTTTACTACCATGCACATAATGTGGACGTTTGTTGGCTCTTTTATAGTTAAATACCTTAGAAGCGTCTCTTGTAGACCCGAGCAGGCTATTTATGTCCTTAGACTTTTCCAAGTCCTCCATTATTGCTTTTGTAGTTTCATTAGCTATTTTAGCATGTTCTTTTCTAGTCAATACACTATTAGCGTCTTGTACAGCATTCTCTACACTAGAGAAAATGTGGGAAAACCCAGAAATGTATAGCCTATTACCCCCCAAATCTGTGTTTTTAGACACATTAGAGTAGGGCTCAAAGACGTATGTCCAATACTTTTCTTTTCCTTTGGGGGTAACTTTTATGTGTAAATTACCATCTATACGCTCTGCACTTTGCAGTACCAAGTCTTGTCTAGGGCTTTTACTATTAGCCGATCGCCCAATAGCCCCTTGAAAAACATCTTTTAAGTAGCTTCGGACAGTTACGGCTGGTACTGAGTTTACTAAACCCTTTCTATCAACTAGGGGGAGCTTGTCTAGTTCCTTATTGTTTAGGAGCTCTATAGCCCTATTAGCAGTATCTACGGTTTGGGCCAGTACTTCGCCCTCTTTGGTCACCTGCATAGTTTGCATTAGAAGCTCTGCTCGTTTCTTATCGGCTTCGAACAACTTCTTGGTGTTTGATAGTGCTATCGAGCAAGATGACATATGTCTGTGTCCCTATGGTTTACATGCATTATTAGTGTTTCCTATAGCCTTGCTTAGGGCTTGTACTGCTTGCTGGGTGTTTGATAGGTCTAGTGCCCGCTGATTTACGACGTTTGGTACATCGGTATTTGTATCATACATATCTACTAGGGCCTCCTTATAGCTAAGATCAGGCTCTTTCATACCTTCCATAAATACACCCCCAGGAGTACCTACCAGGTTACCATGAAACGCACCTTTCATCAACCCATTTTCTCCGTAGTATAACTCTCTCTTATCTTTAATCACTTTAACTTGTGCCTCAAGATTACCAATAATGCGTTTCGCTGCTAGAGGAAAAGTATCCCCCTTTTGTACGGCCTTTAGCCCATCAATCCCCATTTCCTTGTACTCTCCAGAAAATCTAGGGCCGTTTAAAGTTTTTTTCACCCTATCTGCAAGGTCTTGCAGAGCATCGGCCAGAACAAAGTCTTTACTGTTAATATTATACATGTTTTTGTTATAGGCAAATCCCATGTTATCAGATTGGTCTATAGGGCCTATCAAGGCATCGTGAATAGCTATAAAGGCTTCCATATCCATATCTAGGAGGGTTAGCCCCATCTCTGCACCGTCTATTGCATGAAACGGCAGCACCGAACCTGCACTTACTGCCTCCTCTAAGTAACGTACCAGTGGTGTTATTGTCCTAGTCAGATTCTTATGACCACTTCCTAAAACCGTTTGAGGACTAACCCTAGCCTGTTCCACGGGCCTAGGTGCTCTTGTTGAAGAAGAGGCTACAGCAATTACATCTTTCTGTACGGCGTCTTTAGTCTTACTGCCGGTAAGAGGGCCTACAATCCAAGGAAAGTGATCCCACAAATCCTCCAACACCTGAGCATGGTCTTCTAAAGTAAGTACCTTATTCTTTTTGGTTTTACGTAGCTTAGATAAGGTATCCATACGCTTTTTGTCGAATATACGAAACGCAACCTTAAAACTGTCGTTCATTGCGTCCTGTACATCGATAAAAGGTTGGAACTGCTCCTCAAATACGTCTTTAACTGCCTCACCATAAGTAACCTTAACTACGTTCTCTAGCATAGCCTCTAAGTTACTTGCCTTAGGCAAATTTTCCCCATCCAATTTAGCTACCACGAAAGGAGTAACTTTAATATTTCTTAGACGCGTCTCTCTCAATACGGCTTGAAGTCTTTCTACTGTCTTAATAGGCTTATTAGTGGTAGGGTCAAGAATTTCTGCACTTTTCAATAGACTACTAGCAACCTCTTTAGTCTTTAAGGCCTTTTGCGCTTTCTCTGTCAAATTAGCACTATTTTCATCTACGGAGAAGTCTGCCATAGCTAGCTCCCGAGCAACATCTTGTGCCACATTAATACCCAGGTTGGTTACTATGCGTTTGATGCCCGCGCTATAGTTGAATATCATGAAAGGCTCTTTAAACAAATTTCGCAGAGCCCCTCCAATGTTGTCAACAATAGCCTCCTGCTCCATAAACTCTCCACCAGGAAGTAGGGGCTTAATAGCATTAAAAACACCAATACCGGCTATACCTTTACCCTTAACAGAAAAATCTGTAAGGTTTTGAGACTGTTTTGTGCCCTTTTTTAAAACCTCTATAGTAGTTCTCGCTAGATTTTGGTAAGAGTCAAAAAACCCAATGCTTGTGCCTGCATGAAGTACATCAGACACAGCATGCCCTTCTGCTGGACTAAAGCCGGTATCGCTGTCTTTGAACTTTACGTTATTACGAAGCAGTTCTTGGTACTCTGCAGTTAGCACCCCTGTTCGGGCCAGGTGTTCTCGCATATCTTCAAGAATAGGCATTTGCTGACTCTTATTAGCAAAACCACTAGTTAAAGAGTCAAATTCCAAAGACAAAGAGGACTTAAAAGGCTTATTAGTTTTGAATTTATTCAGGAAATCCAAGGCCTGTAAAGCATGTGATATATGGTCTACTTTAATTTCCTGCTCTTTGCCATACCTGTCTGTGAATTTATATTTTCCTTCGGACAGCACTGCTTTCTTTACTTCCGCTAGGCTATTTACAGATAATCCTAATACAGCATCTGCAAACGCTATAACACTAGAGGCATCCATTTTATCTACACCTTTACCTAAGGCCTGTGCAAGCGCTAGGCGGACGGTGTAGCTTTGATCTGACGTACCAGTAGAAGAGGTGGCAACAAATTTAGTAGCACCATTAGGGTACTTCTCAACGTTCCACTCCATCTCATGAAGTTTAGGTA